TGCTGCGGTAAAACTATCTAAAGGGTTTGGTTTGGTACTGAAATTAAACATATTGCCGAACAAACTTAAAATACCCCTTTGAAGTTGAGTAGCAGCTAATTGTGCAGCAGTGTCTAAGAAGAAGTCTGCTATTCTATTCAGCATATTTCTAAACGCATCAGCAACAGTCATTGTGCCTTTAATTATGCCCTTAAATGAATCTTCAAATGATTCACCCATTGCTTTAGATAAATTAACAGCTTGAAGAGTTGTATCATTTAGATCACGCATTTTCCTGTTTAACTCATCCATACGACTTATCGCTGGATCGGCTGCATTTATTCTTTCATTAGCTATAGCAATAACTAAATCTCTTTCCAATATAAGATTTCTGATTTTTTCTTGTTGTGCCTGTTTTTCTCTCTCATTCCCATCACGCTCTATTATTTTTAATTCAGCCCTTTCTAGTTCAAGTTTCCTGTTAATTTTATTTACGTCAACTTTTTTTCTTTCTATAGCAAGATCTTTTTCACTTGCATCTCCTCTTATAACGCTGGATTGCATTTCTTGTAGCTTTAGTTGATCTCTTAATTGATTTCCTTGGGCTTTAAGTATTTGCTCCTCTATCTTAAATATCTCAACTAATCTTTCAGCATTACCTACTTTTTCCTCTAAAATTTTAAGATTTTCTTTTTGTATTCTCCGTTCACCTTTTAAACTGTCATTTATGTTCTCAAATCTACGGAGACTCATATCTTCCGCAAAACCTAAAGATTTTTCTACATCAATTATTCTTTCCCCATTCCTTACCCTTTCTTTTGCTAAATCAATAATTTTTTGATTTTTCTCTATTTGTTCTTCAAGAGTCTTTAAATTACTTCTTGATGTATCTAATTCGGGTTTTAGTTCGTCAAACTTGTTAAGTGAATCCGTTATAGATTGTTCAACTGTTTTATTGGATTCTGCTTTATCTACATTATTTTTACCTCCCATTATTAGGTTCATAAACTTGAAGAACGCTGTTAATGGTCCAGCGACTACGGAGTTTATTTTCATGCCTAAGTCTCTAGCTAACATCCCAAACTTATCCATCTCTTTGTTCAACATTCTTATTGGCTCTAACTGCCCTGGCCCTACACGATTTTCTAAAGTTATACGAGCAAGTTCGGCTGCGGTTCTTTCTAGTCCAGCAGATTGAAGAGTTGATATAGTAGTACCGACTGATTTATCAAAAAACTTTATACGTTCTGTAAGTACCTGTATATTTTTTGATGGATCGTTTAAAGCACTTCCTAATGTATTTAATCTGTCTGCTGTGTTGTTAAATATTTGGAGTAATGAAGTGGCAACAAGACCTCCTGCAAAGCCTCCCATTTGACCGCCTACGGCAGCACCAATTCCACCACCCAATCCACCAGCTATTGCACCTGGTAATCCTTGTCCAAATAGAAGGGGAAACGAACCACTAATCAGGGCACTTGCAGCAATGCCTTTACCCTTAGGCTGATTTCCTCCACCTCCACCTCTTCCATTTCTAGGTCTATTAACAAAATTAGCTTTTTGCTTTTCAAGCTGAAAAGTTTGTTTCTCTACTTTTAGTTCGTTTTGTTTAACTTTTAAAACTGCTAGTTCGTTTTTAAGTTCTAGATTTCCTAGTTTTAGTTTTTCTCTACTTTCTTGTGCAGCCTGTCTACTCGCCTTACCACTAAGTGCCATTCTATTTAGCTTAGTGATACGTTCTTCAAGCTCTCTTAATTGGTTTTTAGCTTGCTTTGTATCTAGTTTTATATTTACTTCGTAATTAGATGCCACTACTTTCTAATAAACATTGCTTTTAGTTTAGCGTAACTTGCGGTATTGAGCCTTCTTTTTCTCATCTTCGTAGGCTTTTTCTTCTCTCTCACCTTTTAAAGTGAAGTATGCGTTCCATGCACACGCTTCTTCTAGTGACATTTCTTTCTGAAGGCTAGAGACTGTCATCCCTAACTTTTCGGCAATAAAAAACTGTAAGTATAAATAGTTGTCTTTATCAAGTTGTGCTTTTTACGGCATCGGGGGTAGCCTCCTCACCCAACTCTTGCATTTTTGTCATAAGCTCCAATAAGACTGCCAAAGGTATCTCTCTTCTTAAACTAGGCTTGTCAGCTTCAACAAATAGCTTTTGACCATTTTCATCTTCAGCTTTACTTATTACTACTTGCAAAGCAAAGTCTAAGTTTCCCTCTTCTTGACCTCTACTAGATGCTGCTAAAGTAGCATTTATGGTGTCTCTATCTGCAATAGTTAGGGGCGACCAGTATACCTTTAAAATTAGTTCTCCGTTTTTGTAAATTGGGTAACTGCTTTTGCTGTTTATGCTAAATGCTTTCTTTAGCTTGTCGATTGCTCTATCTGTTGGCATACAAATTAAATAGTGTATTCACTTACTATACTACTACTTTATTACTTAAAGCCAACCTTTTTAAATGCTTTAGCAATATCAAACTTTATAAAGTTACCTTTTGTGTAAATATTGTACCAATTTGGACCTTTTCTAGCCGTAAGTGTATGCTCTCTTCCGTGCTCTGCGTATTCTACAGGCTCTCCTTTTAGGTTTGGTAATGTTTGCCCTGGGGCATTTATAGCGAAACCAGCGTATTTTGCTCTGTTTCCTACATACAAGTCCTGTTGTAAAGGAGATGTAGGAACTCGTGCATTTTTTATTTGTCTACCTGTTGGAGCAGGTATTTCGTTAAAAGATGTTTCGGGTATTCTTTTTCTTGTGGGTTGTACTGGATTTTTGGATACGACCCAATTCTCTCCGAATGTTCCTGTCCACCAAGGACCTTCTTCAGTTAGTGTTTTTACAATAGTTTTTGCTAGTTCTTTCTTTCCTTTTACAAGCTGCTTTTCAATATCTTCAGTTAATTTTGTAATTGGTTTAGGCATTGGCAGTAAATTGGCAGCTTACAACTGATAGAAAATGACTATCTCCCTCTACAGTAACAGAAGTTGGACCTTCTATCTCAGATACTCTTGGAGTTGCTGAAAATGTATCGGAGTATCCAGGTGCATTTACGGAAGTCAATCCATCAATAACTGACTCAGCTATGGCAGAGGCAACTGCACTTCCTTTATTTGGCGGTGTCATAATTCCGCATCTTATAGATCCAGCATAATAATCCTGTGCAGCACCATGAGTTTGTGTAGTGGACTGTGTAAAATCAAGGCTTACCATCACATACTTTTTATTTTTACCTGGAGTTGTGAAGGGCATATTATCAAACACCACCGTTACTGTGTTGTCAGCAGTGGTTACTGCATTTTTAATTGCTGTTTCAAATGCTGCTCGTGCGTTTACTAAAGTCATTAGAAGATAACGTCAATTCTAAATAGATATTCCTGACCACCACGCAAAGTTCTTACATCTGTAATCTTTGCAACTCTGGTCGATCCAGAAAATGTAAGGGTTATTTCATCTGATAATAAAGGTTGACTGTCTCCTATGAGATCAGGTGTTATGTAAATTCTAGCTATGTTTTCTTGAAACCCTGTTTCTTCACTAGATTCTATGAACTCTACGGGAACTTTGATTGTGTAACTTGTGTCGCTGGTAGTTACTGCACCAGTGGATGTGTTATAGGAAGCTGATGCCTTTCGGGTGTAGATAATTGTTGTGTCTAATGAGTCTCCTAATTGAGACACAACTTGTTTAGCTATGTTTTTTAATGCTGTATCTAGTTGTCCTGCCATTAGCCTCTAACCGCCCTTAGTTGAAAAGTTCCTGCTCCACCTAGCATATATGCTCCAAGATAACTTTGTAGCCAAGGGTAAACATCTAAAATATTATTTATAGAGCCAGTTCCCTGACTGTCTGTGTTGTACTTAACTTGAATATCTCCTAACTTTACTTCAGAAAAATTACCATCTTTACCAGTAGTGCCTGTTATAGCTCCTGTGTCATTTGCTAAAGCTCTGGCTAGTTCGTATTGTGCGTACTTTATATTTAATGGAATCGTGCTGCAAGATAGTTCCACTCCATCTACCTGATAATTGTTTCTTGGAAATTTTAGTGCTTGTCCGTCATCACACCTGTCACCGTAGTAAACAAAGCTGTCGATCCAGCGAGTAGCGGATATTAGTGCTCTGTTCTTTTGGTCGTCTGTTTTATTTGTCCAAGTCGAAGAGTCTGGAACTGTTTCAAAGTAAGTATTAGCTTCTGTCAATGTGACATAGCTATTAGCATTTTCTCCTTTTACAGTTGCATTTATGGTAGCT